ACCCCGACGGCAACCAGCGCCCCCGCGGCTGTTGCCACATTATCAATATTACCGGCAACACCGTTCAGCACGCCGGAGAGCGTTTTCGTCGCTCCGCTGGCTTCATTCGCGCCACCCACCCAGGCCATAAAGGCGTTTTCCACCTTTGTGATCCCGTCAGAGACCGTTTCCGGCATGGCGGCATATTCATCACGCAATACCCCCAGCTGGCTGATTAACGCAGGAACGACTTTATCCGCCGTCAGTTTGCCGTCGTCCGCCATCGCCTTAAGGTCTTTACGGGCCACGCCCATACCCGCAGCCAGTGCACGTATGATCCGGTCTCCGCTTTCATTGACCGAATTAAATTCCTCCCCCCGTAACACCCCCTGTGCCAGCGCCTGGCTGAACTGGGTGATCCCCGAGCCCGCCTCTGCCGTACTGGCACCGGATATTTTCAGCCCTGTCGAAATGGCCTCCGTCACCTTCAGTACATCACCGGCACTGTAACCATATTCACGCATTGAGGCAGCCGAACGGGCAAACAGGGCCGCATTATCCGAAAATGCCGTGCCCGTCCGCTGGCTGATATCCATCAGCACTTTCTGTGATGACGAAAATTCATCGAATGACTGCGACGCCTGTTTCAGTCGGGCATTCACGGAACTCCATTCATCGGCCAGAGAAATCAGGTGTCCGGTGGCAAAGGCACCGGCAAATGCGCCAGCCATTCCGACAGCAGAACCGCGAATTTCCGTCAACTGGCTGTTCAGCTCAGCCAGGGCACGTCGCTGCTCCCGGGCTGCCGCAGCGGCCTGACGCCCGCCATTCTGCAGGGTCCGGTAATATTCACTGCCCATACGGGACGCCCGCTGGATCTCCGACTGGAATGACTGTGAATTTGCCGAAATTTTGATAATCAGTTCACGTAACGTCGCCATTCACCTTTCTCCGGGCAAAAAAAACCTGCCACAGCAGGTTTTCATCATTATTTATGACATTGCTGCAAAGCTCAGCGCGTCTTCCAGCGCCGCAAACGGATCCACCTCCGGCTTATCCTCATCCTCGCCCCAGCAGAGCATGGCGTCCTTCAGTGCAACATTCATCCCCTGTGCCCCGAAAACCGCTTTCACGATCTGTGCATTACGGATATCCCCGCGCTCATCACCCAGCGGGGATACCCTGTCGAACTCCATCCACATCATCGCCTCGCTCGCACTCAGGCTGTGCCGCAGTTCGGATAAGGTGCGCCCCAGACGGAGCGCAAGTCGCATCAGAAAGCGAATTTCCGGGCGGGCTACTTTTTTCTGGCCGACTCTGCATCAGCGATCAGTTCCAGTGCCTGACGCAGCAACCGGGCATGTACCGGACCATAGACGGCCAGCACCTGCTCACGGTCGTCCGGAGTGAACACCCGTTGCAGGTCAGTATCACACAGGACATCGCAGAACAGCGTCACATCCGCTTCCAGGTTACGGCGGGTTTTCGCCACCACCGACAGGGTATCGTCATCCTCTCCATCACCATTGAGCACTTCCTGCCACAGATACCAGGCCTCTGCCGAAGGCTCCCGCAGCACCACGCTGACATTTCTCCATTCTGGCACCTTCACCGTTTTATGACGGAACCCCGACAGTCTGGCCAGCGCCAGTGTTTTCAGATCTTTTGCCATAAGCCTTATCCGCCCGCACCATTAACCGTTACTGTACACGCATCAGAGGTAATGCTCTGCGGCTGTTCTGCAGAATCCGTTACCTCGCAGGTATAAGCCCCCTTATCACCTGACTGCGTATTGGCTTTACTGAAAGTGTCAGTAGTCTGTCCCTCTACCGGCTGACCATCCTTCTTCCAGGCGTGTTTATAAGGCGGCGTTCCCCCGTTGACACTGACTGACATTGTCAGCAGCGCACCGGTATTCATGGTAAGTGTCTTCTCCAGATTTTTTACAAACGCCAGCGGTACCACATAGGACACCGGTTTACCCTTCAGGCGAAGTGAAAACGTTGCAGCCACCACGCCGTTGGTACCGGATGACCAGGTGTGCTGACGCACTTCCGCCAGGAACTTAAAGCCCTTACCGGACGGAAACTGCACCTTAAACGCATACACCGTGTCATTGTCATAGGCATCACGCAGGGCGTTCTGGGCCTGATTCAGATAAAAATTACCCGACATGGAAATCTCGGACGACGCCCCCAGACCGTTGATGTTCTCCTGCTCTGTGGAGCAGAGCGTGGTCACATCAATATCCTGTTTCTGACCGGCGGTGAACTGGACTTCCTTGATGGTGCAGTCCAGGCGCAGATATTCCGCCTTATCCATAGTTTCAGCAGTCGCCGGGGCAGATGAAATCATCACCTGCGTCAGCTGTGAGCGTTCATACAAAGCAGACATTCTGCCTCCTGATAATAAAAAACCCGCACGCGGCGGGGTATGGGTTTTGTAGAAAAAAAGAAAAAGTCACACCGTGACCTGAAACTCCAGGGTTGCACGGTAACAGCGGTTTTCCGGAATATAGTCCTGCATTTCACTGACGGATCCCGGGGCCAGCAGCATTATGGCTTCACGGGCGTCCTGACGTATCTGACGCGCCTGCGTCACAGTCCCGGCATAAACGTCTATCTGCACCGACACTGAGGACTCCGCCTGCCCGCCCATCACGTCCGCCGACACCGATGAAATCAGGCTGAAAACCACCCACGGAAGCGCCACCGACGGCCTGCCATCCAGCAGGGGGACCACATACGGGTACCCCTGCCCGCCGGCAAGATGCGCCAGATGAGGATACAAATCCGCCTCCGTCATCGTCTCAGTACCTCATCAATGGCCCGGTTCATCCGAGCAATCGCCACCTGAGCTGCCTGTTCACTGCGCACATCAAATGCCGGGCGCACAAACGGGTGCGGTGGCATATTCACGGTCCCCATTTCCACAAACCGCCAGTAGAAAGCATTGCGCGGGTTATCCGCCTTCATGGTGTTATCGCTGTTACCGGTGTCCGGATTAACACCCCGGATATGCACACCGGATTCCATCCCGCCATCGCGGGAGCGCCGGGAAAGGACCACCACATTGCGGCGCAGTTTTCCCCTGCGTACCGGTGCCCGTGACACCACTTCTTCTTTCAGCACATTCGCACCCGCACGGGTTGCCTCACGCAGCACCCGGTTATTTTCCGCACCACTCAGAAGCTGCAAATCGCGGCTGATGTCCTCCAGCCCCGAAAAATCCAGCAGGGTTTCGATCATTTTTCCCCTCCCAGCCGACAGAGAATTTCCAGACGCCCGCCGGTCGCATCCGGCACGGGCAGCCCGACAACGTTCAGGATCCGGTCACGCCATGGACCACTCAGCACATGAAGTCGTGACGCTGCCGTGATTTCCCGGCCGGACTGACCGCGCACCCAGATGCGGATTTCCGCCTGCGCCATTTCCGCACCGGACTGCATCCGCTCCCGGCTGCTCCTGCCACGGATATCCGCATGAATTTTCCCGCATGACACCCATTCTTCCGTCATTTCTCCGGCAGCATTACGGGTTAACACCGGCTTCAGAACACTTATCATCTGTGTCAGACGACCTGCAGATATTGCCATTCCTCCCTCCTCATAACACCGTCGGACAACGCAAATCGTAAATCAGCACGGACACAGAAAACGGCAGTTCCCCCTGCACGAGGTCTTCCCGCTCAGCAAGATCCGGATTCCGGTACAGCATCCCGGTCAGTCGCATGGCAGCCCCCTTCATCCGGGTTAATGCCTCGCCCGGGATCAGCTCACCGTCCTCACTAATCACTTTATCCCGGCTGCCCTGAATGTAGGCCAGCAGCACGGCGGTAGCCTGACGAACCTTGTCCATCAGCATGTCATCATCCGCGTCATGGTCAACACGCAGATGTGCCTTGATCTCTTCCAGTGTCAGTAATGCCGTCATTTTCCGCCTCCTGCATCCCGTCCACGTTTTGCAGCCAGGGTCCAGCCTGATGAATGAGCTTCTCCGGGTTTATCACCGGTCATACTGTTGCAGTGCCACAGCGAGCCCCCCCACGTCACCGTATCGCCGGGGTGGTAGGTTTCACCGGCTCTGAACACACCGCGGTAGAGCATCACCGGCAGGGAAAATGTTTTTTCCGTACGCTGGCCACTGCTGTGCCGGATCACCACAGAGAACAACCGCTCCCCCGTCATACTGACGTCAATATCCGCCACCCCGTCAACCAGGCATTCCCATCCCCGCATCCCGTGCGTTTTTTCATACGCCCGCCAGAGTCCTCCCAGGTGTGTGGCATACGTGCCCCGGGGAAAGGATTTTTGATCGTCAATAGCGGGGAGCACTTCCAGTGCCGTGGCATCACGCCCGTCCTGCGGAGCCGGCAGGGCTCTCACCGCATCCAGAACAGCCTTCTGCAGAACATCGGGATCATAGTCACGACCATCACGCGGAACAGGAATATGGCTTACCGCCTCTTTCACCATCTGTTCAAGCATCGGACGCACATCATCGGGGGTAATACTTTTGCCGTCCGCCGGTACCGGAATATTCGCGACCGCATCATTCACCGCCTTCTGCAGTACTTCCGGATCGTAATCACGACCATCACGCGGAACAGGAATATGGCTTACCGCCTCTTTCACCATCTGCTCAAGCATCGGACGCACATCATCGGGGGTAATACTTTTGCCGTCCGCCGGTACCGGAATATTCGCAACCGCATCATTCACCGCCTGCTGCAGTACATCCGGATCATAATCACGACCATCACGCGGAACAGGAATATGGCTTACCGCCTCCTTCACCATCTGTTCAAGCATCGGACGCACATCATCGGGGGTAATACTTTTGCCGTCCGCCGGTACCGGAATATTCGCAACCGCATCATTCACCGCCTGCTGCAGTACATCCGGATCATAATCACGACCATCACGCGGAACAGGAATATGGCTTACCGCCTCCTTCACCATCTGTTCAAGCATCGGACGCACATCATCGGGGGTAATACTTTTGCCGTCCGCCGGTACCGGAATATTCGCAACCGCATCATTCACCGCCTGCTGCAGTACATCCGGATCATAATCACGACCATCACGCGGTACCAGAATGGCCCCCACAGCGTCATCCACCATCGCCTGCAGAACCGGATGTACCTCATCCACCGTCACATGCTTCCGTAATACCGCCGACAGGGAAGCCAGTTTCTCTTCAAACGTTTGTGCCTGCGCGGCCATCTTCTCCTCAAATGTGCGCTGTAAATCCGCCAGCACCGTGGCGAATTCTTCTCCCAGTGCACGAATAATGGACAGTTCCCGTTCCGTCATTTTCTCAGTATCCCCCTGAACATCGCTTTCACCGCACCATGCTCTGTTTCACTGATTGCCTTATTACCGTCAGATGCGCCGTCAGGCAGTTGTGCTGAAACTGTTTTCCCGGCCGACGCGAACGGGTCCTCACGGGCATCACGACGGGACAGCGCCTCCAGACTGTAGTTCTGCTGCTGAAGATACAGTGCATCACCGCCGGCAAGGGGCGGCAGGTTCTCACGTTTACGGGCCTCATTGGGCGTGAGAAGCGTATTTTTCACCGATTCACCCAGTGTTTTCATGCGCCGTTCGCTGTCCATTCTCAGCAGCGTGGTGACGTCAAACTCCGTGCTCTCGTTTTCCCCTGTTTCCAGCGCCTCATCCAGTAACAGCTCAATGGACTCAATCAGCGTCTGCAGACACTGGGAATAATACTGCTGCTCCAGCGCCTCCACGTTGTCACTGGAAGGCGGGTGGCCAACGCCAATCTTGTAGGCCGGGACACGGAACACCGAACAGACAATTTCAGCCGTCATTTTCAGTTGTTCCACCGTCTGCGCATCCACCGGTGAAAACGTCGTGGGGCTGTATTTTGCCCCGTTGCTCAGTATGGCCGTCTTCCCGGCATTTTCGCCCGTATATCCGCTGTCCCAGTTCCCCTTCAGTTTTTTCGCGTTTTCTTCCGTAATACTGCCGGGGATCTCAATCACGCCTGATGGCCTGCCGCCATTTCTGAAAAAAGACGTTGAATTTGCCTGAATATGATGCCCCTGCATGGCGGCCAGTCCTGCGGCATACACCGGCGGCAGCCCCACAAGCGGATGAAAAAAACAGTTAAAACGGTCGTGGATCACCTCCCGGGCAGGCACCGTCACCGACTCTGTGATCCCACAGTTCCGGTCCGGCGTGATGCGGTAGAACACGTCGCCGTCATCCGCCACCAGAGGTTCAACCCGGTTCCAGTCCAGAATACGCAGTTCTTTGATCTGCCCCCGGGGGTTGCGGATTTTCAGCACCACCGTATTGCCGTGACGCAATTTGGAATTCAGCCACAGTTCAAAAAACTGGATGCGATTCTGCTGCGCATTAGGACGACGACAGAGACGGGCAATATCCCCCTGCCGTTTTTCACGGCGGATCCCCTGTGTATCGGTCTGCATCAGGCGCAGTCGCATTTTGGCGATATCCTGGGATATCAGCGAAATGCATGAAAACACCGCGTGAAAGGACAGGACGGTTTCCGGATCGGCTTTCACGCCCTGCTGCCAGGCACCGGCAAAAGGCTCAGCCACCGCCTGAAACAGGGACCGCCAGCCCACTTCTCTTACGTCACGTCCTGATTTCTGGTTTTTTCGGGTTCGCCGCAAAAGGTTCCACATTCGCCATGCTCCGCATCACGTTTCTTTTTCTGACCTGCCGGACGTCGCGCTGTGATGTACTCCGCCTTCCCCAGGCGAACCAGCACCTCCGCACACGGCTGTGCCACATCACGGATATCCCCGGCCCGGGCATCATGCGTGCCCTGCAGATACTGGATTTTTGCCATCTGTTACTGGGAGGCTCGCGCCTCCCGCCCTCCTCATCAGACTCAGCCACCGGACGCAGTTCCGTAGTTCACACCGGTGATCACCGCCACTGCCGCGGTACGGCGACGACGCCAGTTGATCCAGCGCTCCGCACGGATGGCCACGCTGCCGGTCTGAAACATGGAAACCAGCTCCACCGGTGACGGTGTGGTGCTGTCGCCGGTCGGCTCAGACTGCATTTCCAGTGATGCCTCGCGGGACATATCCACTGCCACGCCGCCGTCATCCGCCAGATAAATATCCGGGGCATTCACCAGCACCAGCTGGTCACCCACGTACTGGGAGACAATCACCGGCAGCCCCTGGAAGGTGCCGCCCAGCAAGGTCATGTCCGGATATTCCTTCTGCCCCAGCGCATTTTTACGCATGGACAGCGCCAGGGCATTCGTGCTGGACATCAGCCAGACCGCACCGGTGGGCTGCAGGTTTGCTGCCACAAACTGTCCAAACGCGGCCTCGGCATCCGCATCCGGGTTACCGGTTGATGCCGTGCTCTTCACATCATGGGTGATGGACGCCGGGGAGACATCCGCCACCGCCGCTTTTTTCGGGTCCACAAAGTCTGTATCCAGACGCGCCACCACCGCTTCCGCCAGCGCATTACGGACCAGTGCATCAGCAGCCGGACTGGAAAAACGGATCAATTCTTCCGTCAGTACCGCAATGGCCGACACTTTCGCATGACTGAAGGTGATGGATTCAAAATCAAACTTCGTCAGGGGTTTTGCCTTACCCTCACCCACCCAGCCGGCAGCACCGCCGGACACCTGGGCGTGCACACGGATATTGAACGGCACCTGACGAAGTGCAGGGATCCCGCCCTGACCAAATCGCCCGATAATGGTCTGCGGACGCAGGTAATCAATAAAGTCCTGTGCGTATTCCTGATATTCAGACAGGCTGCCTGCCCACTGCGGATCCGTGGTGGTCCCCGCGCCCACTGCCGATTTCAGGACATGATGCAGACGACTGTCATCCGGATACTGACGACGGGCCACTTCCAGGGCTTCAGATCGGACGCCTTTAGCCGCAGCCAGCGATTTGGCAAAGCGGGCGAAGCCAATCCCCTTATCCAGTTTCTGCTCCACACGGATCACCGGCGCTGAAGCCACCGCGGCCACATTCCCGTTACCGGCCTGTTTCACCGGCTGCGCCGTGGCGGCCTTACCGGCTTCCAGTTCACGCAGACGCTTCAGGTGCGCATCCACCTGACGGATTTCCGCTGCGGTGTTGTCGTAATGCTCTTCCTCCTCCACATCCAGCGTGCGCCCTTCCTCTGCGGCTTTGGTCATGACCTCCTCAAGGGAGGCTGCCAGCGCTGCACGCTTGTTTTCAAAACTTTTAATCTGTTCGCCAATATTCATTATGGTCTTTTCCTTATGAAAAACGGTTGTTGACTGTGCCGCAGCGCCGGCAGAAGATGCGATTTTCACCACCGGTTTCCGGTTGCCGGACGCGGCAGAAAACGGGCGGTCGAAATATTTAATGGTCCGGATGGTGCATTCCGCATTCGCGGGCACGGTGACGGCAGACACCTCCATCAGTTCCCAGCGCAGAAAATGCAGTCCGCCTCCGTCCAGAAAGGTGTATTCATGGGGACGGAAGCCCACGGACAGCCCCCTGACCAGCCCGGTCTTAATGGCCGCCCAGACCTCATCCAGCCGGGCTGCCATTTGGGAGGGCATCCCCGGCTCCGGCTTCACCAGCATTGCCGTGATTTCCAGCCCTTCGCTGACCCGGCGTACCGTACACTGCCCCACCGGGCGGGAATGGTCATGCTGCCAGAGAAACGGGATCGTACTGCCAAACTCCGCGCCCTCCGGCTCCAGGATGTCACCATCCCGATCCGGAGAAGGCGTTGACGCAATCCCGGTGATCACCCGTTCATCCTCACTGAAGGATTTCACCGTCAGCAGGGAACAGGCCCGTTTAAGAGTCACATCAGCCTCCTGAAAATAAAAAAACCGCCGGAGCGGTTCGTGATGGTTACAGTGTGAACAGGGTTATATGAAAAAAACCTCATACGCTTTCTTTTTCGGTTCCGGATTCAGGGACATCAGGGACACCGCATTGAAGAGCGCCATCAGCGGGTCAATTTTTCCCCGTCCGCTGGCCTGTTTGGTGATAAGAATGGCGTTACCTTTAGGCTCCACCCGGGCATTGCCGACACACCAGGCCATCAGGGGCTGGTCACCATGCACCAGCACCCCTTCAGCCAGTTTGCGCTCGGTGGTTTTGATGGCCCCGCCCAGCTTCCAGCCCTGGCTTATCCCCACCACACTCTCATCGGGGATCCCGGCTTCCGCCAGTGAATCCAGAATCTGCCCCACACCTGACGGGTCAATACCGATATGATCCAGTAACTCAGCCTCATGAATACGACGCACATCCTCCGCCACTTCCGCCGTGTCATCCCCGACCCGACGGACAATCGTCATGTCTCCACAGGCCACAAAATCCTGAAACCGGGATGCCTCACTCTTCCGTCTGACCACCGCGGTTTCATGCACCCAGGCATGGCCCCAGCCCAGCCATTCGCGGGTCTCCCTGTCACGGCCAGTCACGTACATCCCCAGCAGATCATCCAGGCCTCCGCCGTCAATCCCCACCGTCACCACATCAGCGCGACGCAGGATATCGTCCAGGCTGATGCGCCGGCCCTGCTCTCCCAGAAATCCGCCCCCGCCCAGCGGTCAGAGCGCAGGGCAAGACCAATTTCCACATTGGCGTGTTTTGACATGAAGCCCCGGAATGCTCTTCACCGGCTTCCCGGGCTTTACGGTACTCCCGGTACAGAAAGGCCTCATCCACTGAATAGCCGAGATTCGGGTTGACCATGGCGAGGTTTTCCATCAGCAGGTGAGCCCCGCTTTCCACCATTTCAGGAGGGTGTTCAAATATCACCGGCAGAAAGTGCGGATCATGAATTTTGCCGTCGCGGACATCCCGGGCGTACTGCAGTTTCTGTCTGAATACCCCGGCGGGCGGTTCATTCGACTGGGTGGTCGTATACACCACAAACCCTTCCGGACGGGAGGCCAGCCCGCCGATGGCTTCACGTAGCATGTCTTCCGCCTTGTACTGCTTGCCAAACAGCCACAGTTCATCAATCAGTGTCCCCACGGACTTGATACCGGACACCGTATTCGGATCGGCTGCCACCACCTTCAGGGTGGTGTCCGTCACCCGATGGGTGATGGTCCGGATATGTGTCTGCACCTGACAGAGGTCATCCAGATCATCGTCCCGTCGTACCATATCCCTGGCAGGGTTGAAGGCGTTAGCCGCCACCTCCACGGTCGGGGCCAGAATGGTGTAGCCCGCCGCCTGCCGCCAGTTCAGTAACAGCGCCGTCATCATGATCCCCGCGGCCAGCGTGGACTTACTGTTTTTCTTGGGGATAAGGATAAACACTTCCTTGATATGGCGAACACCGGTCTGCGCATCGTAGGAGCCAAACAGGGCCGCCACCAGGTCAAACACCCACGGTGCACAGGACTCCCCGAATGTCGGGCTACCAGGTGCATCCACAATCCGCAGTTGTTTAAAAATCGCCAGTGCATGTGCGGCCTCGTCCGGATAAATCGGATCCGGAATAATCGACAGCCCCTTTTTCAGGCGCTCTGCCCAGTCCGGGCAGGCTGTGCTCCATACAGGTATCATCCGTTGCCCTCATTATCATTATTCACCACCAGTCGGGGTGGCGGTGGCACCGCAAAACGGTTAGCCGCTTTTTTCGCGGCATCACCTTTTGCCGATTTTTTCCCGGTATCCCCTTTTTTATGGTGCGTGAACTGCGCCAGCTTCTAGGCCGCATCCAGTGCCAGTTTCGGATCGGTGTTGATGTTTTCCACCAGGATCCGCCCCATGGCTTTCACCGGATCGGGAAGACCGTCCTCCATATATTCAATACCAGGAGATATCACCGCGGACGGTGGCATCTCCGGATTGTTTTCGTCCGGCTGTGGTATTGCAGCCGCCTCACGGCGACGGGGTTTATCCTCCGGCTCTGATTTTTTCTGCCGGTAAACAGGAACCTCATCCACCTCCACCGTCTCGCATTGTTTACGGGCTATAAACGCAAGCACCTCCGGATCTTTTGCCAGCTGCGAGCCTTTAACCCTGGCGGTCTTCGCCGAATAACCAGCGGCAATGGCTGACGCTGTTTTGTTTTTCCCGGACATGAGCGCCAGCGCAAATTTTCGTTTTTGCGTTGTCAGCACAGCCTCCTCCCGGGTCCATAACGCACTCAGCCGGGTATGGTTCAGCCCATTTTTCCCGGCGTCTCATGCCGCAAATGTTAACTGCTGCCTGGTTAACATTTGCTGAAAAAGCCTGTTAACATTTTTTCCACGCAACAAACTGAATAATAAAGATAAAAACCGCAAAAATGCCCGGACAGCCAGTTAACATGTTAACTGCCCTGAAACGGGAATTTTTTCTCTGCGTGAGACGGGGGGCGGTGTCCAAAGCGATCGTTTTTTACGCCGGATGATACCCCCCCCGCTCGGGTTACAGTCCGATGATGTCGTCCTCTCTGCCACTACCTCCGGACACCTCCGGCAGCGTCGGGTCCGGCATATCACTCGCCGCTTCACGAGCAGACTTTTGTCGATGGCATTCGGTACAGAGCGTCCAGAGATTCGTCTCCTCATTACCACCACCGAACTGAAGTGCAATTCGGTGATCGAGTTCACTGTCACAGAGGTCAACCACACGACCACAGAGACGGCACTGCCCGGCATCCCTGAGCCAGATATGACGCTTGAGGGAAACACGTGCACTGCCACTGACACGACGCTGTTCACCCTTCAGAATATTCACCCGTCGGGTATTCAGTGTTTTGATTCTGCCCGGTAACGTACGAAGCACAGCCATGTAAAATCCTCTCCATATAGCTTGTCACCAGAGGAAAGAAAATGTCATCGAAAAACCGGCCCCGCAGAACAACAACCCGCAACATCCGTTTCCCCAATCACATGATTGAACAGATCAATATCGCCCTTGAACATAAAGGTTCCGGTAACTTTTCAGCGTGGGTTATTGAAGCCTGCAGGAGAAGGCTGGCAACAGATGCAACGCATCTGCGCCCGGCCAGCATGACAAATAACGAGAAATGAACGTTCGGTTACAGGAGCAGGTACCCACTGTCCTCCCACAATATTTCATCTTCATATCCGACGGAACAAGACTTACCCTGCCGGGATGTACAGAATAACAACAGAGTGATAATTAATTTCTGATGAAATAATCAGGGTGCAGAAGGACTAAAGATAAACGTTTTCTTCACGCCTTTACGCGGCCTGTCCTTCTCAAATCGCCATTTTGCCATCGCCTTTACAACCTGCTCATCAAACAGATGGTGCGGCTCTGAACGAATAAACTCAATTCGGGTGACAGTACCATCAGCACCAATATCAAACCTCACATCAACCCGTCCCTTTATATAATTTGCCGCTGCATAGGCCGGATATTGTGGTAATGCCTTAACCAACTGTCGGGGCATATCTGTTTTATGTTGCGTACAGCCCATAACCAGAGAAGACAACAAAATAATTAACGGAAGATTTCTTTTCATTTTCATTCCCGGCACAGATAAGAATAAGTCTTATTCTAACAATGCCACCCTGTCGGCCATCAATCCTCTGCTTAATGGCAACGACAATTATCCGACTTAAATCACAAATCAGACACATGACATAACAGGTCTTGCGAGGTAACACATCGTCCGGTTTCTTCCACCATCGCACCGAACCAGCGACCATGAGGGGACAACGCCGCGCTCCGTTAACGCGGTAAACCCCGGTGTGTATCGTTTTTGATTATCCCCGCACACTCGCGCAGAGGAGTCTCCCTGTCGGGCTGCGGTCTCTGTTAATGAGGGAATACAGCGACGATACGGCGCATCAACAAAACTTATTTCAGGCACTGAGTGCGGATATAGTCCTGTGCCCCTTCCAGTTGCTTGTGCATCGTCATCAGCCGCTCTCTGAGGGTGAAATAATCCCGTGTAACGGTGTCTGCCAGTTGGGGGCCGGTTGCATTATCCACGCCGGAGGTGGCGGGGGCTTCACGCACGGAGCCTGGACAGGTGGCGTTGATCCGCAGGCGCTTACGACCAGCGGCAACGTCAGCGCGAAGAGTTTCATTTTCAGCTCTCGCATCGGCTAATTCCCTCGAGTATCTGGCATCAAGTGCAGCAACATCACGCTGGCGCTGCTGCATATCAGTAATGGTTGCATTTGCCTGCTCCAGCTCACTGACTTTTTTATCGCGCTGCTCTTTGTAGGTTATGGCGTTATCACGGTAATGATTCAGCCCCAGACTAAGCGCACCACAGGCCACCAGCAGGGCAATGATGACCACGCACAGTACGCGGTTCATTTCACCACCAGCGTATCTGACCGATGAAATAACCGGAGGCCATAATCACAAACACCAGCCAGATAAGAATGAACTTCCAGGTGGATAATTTTTCAGCCATCACTCGAATCTCCCGAATCAGTTTGCTAAAATCAAACACACTTTCTCCTTTGACTTTTCCAGAGTCAGGAAACACAAAACCCCGCTTGCAGCCAACAAACGGGGTTTTTACTTTTATTCACTTAGTTTTTGTCAGTTCGCAGGATTTCGTGTTATCCGTCCGTGCGAGCAAACCGCATTTTTCAGCAAAATATTCTGCTTATCTGTCAATTCCCCAGCACGCCAGCGCACTCTCCTGGTCGCGACGGGATACCTGACCGTAACAGTTGTTTGAGCGAATACGGCAGTCTCTGCCACCGTCCTTAATCCACCAGCGAATCGCCTCACACGCCCCCCTGCGATCGCCTGCATTAATTCGTTTATAAAACGTCGACGGGAAACACTTACCTGGGCCAATGTTGTAAGGACAGAATGACGCAATACCCGCTTTCTGGGGTTCAGTCAGTGGCACTTTGATGTTTTTCGCCACCCATGCCAGCGCCTTATCACGCTCAATGGCGTTAACCTGGTCGCATTTCCCCTTCGACAGCTTCATGCCAGGAATAACAGGCTTACCATCCACCCGGGTGGCTCCACGGCAGATGGTCCAGATACCCGCACCATCACGGTATGCCGTGGTGTGGTTACCTTCTTTTTCGTCAAGAAACTGGTCGAGAATTTCAGGCGCAGACGCACCAGCGGCAATCAGCGCCAGAACGGCAGCCGACAGGCCGTATTTGATTTTGGTGTTCATGGATATATTAAATATTCAGCCGCTGTCCCTGGCCCACTAAATACGCACTTTAAGATAAGTCAGCCCCGGATGAAGCCAGTAAGCCGGCACTTTTTTAAAGGGTGGAGTATTAAAATCACGAAGAAGAGCCTCCCGCACAATTGCATCCTTATCAGCACCACTGGCCAGCGCTTCAATCTCAGCGGCTACCTGAAGATATCCCATGCAACGACCAATGCACTTCATCAGCCCCTGCTTTTTATTGTTCTTCAGGTAATCAATGGCAAATTCAATGAGCTCCTCACTGTGCTGGTGCGATGGCGGTGTTACTTTTCCATTTTCTGAGATGGTTATTTTCCCAGCATCACCGGATACAACAAAGGATGGCCGGTTACACTCCCATTCCAGGTCACTGAAATTATCATTATGAATACTGAAACACTCTGCGAGATTTCTGCTCATCACTTTCCGGCAATAATCGTAAAACGCAGCAAACTGCTCATCGCGGCGTTTTTTTTTCAGGCTGCTGAAGATGCTCTTTCAACCATGAAGCGCAGCTTAGATTCGCCGCGCGATCAGGAATAGCTTCTTTCATTTCGTCTGCTGCAAGCACCTCATTTTTTGTTGGGGTGCTTTTTTTCAATTCAGCGATATAGCACTCCAGTTTTTCAATACGCGATTCAACATCATCTTTTTCTGACCGCAGTGTTGACGGCGGCATCTTCAGAGAACAAGTAATTCTTCCCGGTAGCTTTCCTTTGTAGGTTATCAATACATCCTGCGCATCTAAAATTACGGGGCGCTTTTCCGGTGACGGTTCATCCCCTTCGCATAACCCGGCAACAATATCCATGAAAAACTGCTTCGCCTGTTTTTTCGCCTCAGCTTCGTAGAACTCCAGCGTGGCACCTTCAGTACGGTCAAGACTAATCGCCACATGTGGCAACAACAACGACGGATGCCCGCCAATTTCAAGTGCCACAGTAACAGCAATCTTATCCGGGTAATTATTTATCTCTTTAACAACCAGTTCGTATTTTTTCTTCATCGCTTTAGTCTCCCCGCGCCGTCTTACGGCGGTCCTCCCTGATTTTGAAATACAGGTTAGTCAGATACGTCAGCAGGCCAAACAGCAGACTCCCCAGTACACCTATTGCCACCCACTGGGACGGAGAGACTTTGTCCAGCAGTTGCAGTAACCAGTATCCCGTCCCTACCGCTGACGTGGTGTATGACACACCTGTTGTGATTTTTTCCATCTGGTACATACCCCGTCTCCCGTTATCCGGAAGCTGACAACAATAAAAAAGCCACCAGTTAACTACTGATGGCTCTGATAACTCATGCAGGCGTCTCAGACGACCCACTGACACTACCGGTGAGTTTAACGATACCTTCCATTTGACTGGCTCACTTTTTATGATGATGCCGGTGCATTTATCTCCAGCACCAGACTTTCTATCTCAACGCCATACGCTGCATTTTTTGTAACATCCGTCAGCGTCAGCGCATTCAGTCCCAGTGTCAGACCGTCTTTTATAACCTGGAATGCCGGGCCAGCCACTCCATTCAGTTTCGGAGTAACCGTGGCACTGCCGGCGGTGAACACCAGCTCCAGCGTCTGCCAGTCGTTACCGTAATCGCCGAACTCCCCCAGCTTCGTGTTTCCGGCTTTCCTGTGATGCATCAGATTCACTCTGCCGTCAGTGGTCTGAGTGAAGTACGACATCAGGAACGGATTACCGGTACCCGTCATCGCCACACCATCAGGAACGGGAGCATCCGTATACAGATAAATCCCCAGCCCGAACTGATTGTTGGTCAGTGCGCCTGACAGGCGGAACTTACAGGTCAGTCTGCCGCCCTGTGTCAGCAGGGTAATTGCGTCATCCACCGGATGCGTCAGGGACCAGGTTTTATTGCTCTGCTTGG